CCAATAACAACTGGTATCAGAGCCTTATTTACGCTAAGTTCGTCTTCAGCAGGTCCAGCTATCAAAATACCCTTCTCTTTGAAAGACTTAATGTATCTACTTAGGTTATCCTTAGTAATACCTAAATTCTCAATGATATATTTTCTATTATATCTGTTTGCTACATTCTTATTTGTATTAGGTTCCTTAACGTATTCCATATCCATTTTGATAAGTGTAGCCATCAATTCAAGTTCTCTATCAGTTAACCTAAGTATTCCATTAAGCGCTTGTAAAAACTCTGGTATCAATTCTTCATTTGATACGGATTTTACAAGTTTATTCATTTATAATTGTTTCGAGTTTGTTTAACAATTTCATCATATTGAAGTATACAGTATCGTGTTCTACCTTTACACAAGTTTGAATTTTACCTTCTTGATACTTCTTTTCAATATTGTTCTTACGTTGATTGTAAGTATTTTTCAATTGAGCAATAATAGTACGAATCTGTTTGATTTTACTCTCATCCTTAGATTCAACAGTAGCATTTTCAATTGGTTCAACTAAACCACTTTTAGCATACTCTTCAATCATATTACTAGATACAGCTACATTTACTTGAGAATAATAATTTTCTGAGTCAGAAGATTTCTCATCAGAGAATGTATACATACCATCCTCCAAAGTAAGGATATCACCTGATTTCAATACACCAAAAGGTTTAATAACTTTGTATTCTGTAATCATATTATTTAATAATATTTAAAATTTGTTTCATTTTATCTTCTCCAATCTTTCTTGAAGAAATAGTAGTTTCTATACCTAATCCTGAGCAAGGATCTTTCCAAGCTTTACACACTTTGCAGTATTCTTTGCTTTTCCGTTTAGCATCAAATGGGCATTTTTCCCTGACTGTTGTAATAGTAACTCGGTAATCTGACATAGTATTTATTTTTTAATAGTTCCAAGTGCTAATTTAATCCACTTGTTTACGTCAAAATCAGGATCTTTTTCAGATATGATTCTGCAATTGTTTGAAGAATCACATACTTCGTATTGTTTGGGTTGGGTTACTAAACCCATTAGACTAATTGCTTCATTCTTGGATAATGTTAATTCTGTAGCATTTTCCATAGAAGGATTATTAACGTCTTCTGGAATAAATACTTTAATTATACCATCATCTTGTATTTGAATGAACTTTGAGTACTCACCAAACATATTATTTATCATTTCTTTAATCATACCCACATAACGCAAATATTCAAAAAAAGTTGCATATTTTATACAATAAAAAAGGGGTTAACTTTATGCTAACCCCTAGTACATCCAACTACAACCACGATTAATTAAGACTACGCTTAGTCTTTAAAATATTTTTCTCCTTTAACAAAGGCTACTACATTATAAGGATTTATTAATTGACTATCTTTGAACAAATCAAAATCAATTGATGCTTTCCTAGGATATGCTACCACATCACCTACTTCAGGATGATTGTTTTCATCTTGCCATTGATACCCAGATGGCAGACGTAATACAATACCTTTTCTGAATGTAGTTAACACTTTTTCTTTAACTGTTTCGGTATCATTGATATCATAACCATTTTCGTCCTTTTTACCAGTCTCTACTGGCTTAATAATTTCTTTCTCTACGTATTCATCCTCTAAGGGCTTAACTATCATATCCTTAGTAGGGATATACACTAAACCGTCTATAACGGTTTTTAATATGTCCTGTTGATTTTCCATACTGGCTAAACGTACTTAATTAATTTTTGTTCTATTACTCTGAAATTTTTCTTAGAATATGACCACCAGCACTACAACAAATACCTTGTGCAACATTGTTTAGACATCCACTAAAGTTTTCAAATTGTCTAAAATAACACCCTCTGCATCCATCATATGCTCTGATTATTTTAAAATCGTCACCATTTATGTTAACAACTCCTTGTCTAATCATTTCTAAGTATTTTGGTTCATTCATCATGATATAGTTTGATAATATTATATTATATACTGCAGTTATCTAGAGTAAGAGTAATGGTTTATATTACTACTAATTGCATTTAAACTACTATTATATCCTACTCTGGATGTAGGAACGTATTATAATCTAATTTTGTTCCATTTTCTTTAATAATAAATTTTTATTTTAGAGTAAAGCTATCATGAGTACCATTTTTATTCTTACAGAATAACTCACAATTTACCAAATACTCATCCATAAAATCATTTTCTGAATCTATTTCAATATCTACTTCTATGAGATCACCATTTTCGTATATTTTTTGATAAGTTCTATAGTTCCAATTACCATTTAAATGGTCTTTTATCTTAATAAAACCATGTTCTTCTAGCCATTCACAATGTGTCATTTTAACATTATTTATGATTATTTAACATATCTACGAGAGTTTCGTAGTTAATTCATTAACTTGTTGCCTTAATTCATTTACAAATCTAGTAGCTCCTTTAGGTCCTGTATACCCTAAACCTGGTATTTTATACACGTGATCACCAATACTATGTATACCATACACATTATTATCCTTACTTAGGATAGTTTCTACCTCTTTAACTGTTAATTCTTTTAACATAATTTAACTATTTTTAACTTATTTTATACCCTAATAATGTTAATAATTCATAAAATTTGTTAATATCCCTAAAGTAAAGTGAATATGAAATCATCATATGAGCCATACCTTCCTCCATAGGATTCATTAATCTAAGATCTGACACTTTCAAAGCTTTAGTACCATCAGCACAATCCCATTCACTTACTCTAGCTCTTAATAGCTCAAAATCACTAAACTCGTAGTAAAGCTGGTTATCTCTGATTTCAAATCCTTTATCTTTTAATTCTTGTTCAAATATCATAATATATAAAATAAAAAGGGGTACCGAAATACCCCTTAATTCTCCATAGTCATTTTTTGTTCTGTAGTACGTTTCATGATGATTTCTTCAATCCAAGCTAATGCAGCATCGAATCCTGCACAAAATGCAGCTTTAGATACTAAATTAGACTCTTCACACCAATCTTCATACTCTCTAAACATTTCTGTTTCTTTGAGTCTATCATCTTCGATTAACTCATATAGGTATTTCCTAAACATAATAATTGATTTTAATGATTAAACTTATTGATTAAGTTATATTAACCTAATTCCTTATTTCAGTGTGGTGTATACCACAATACAGTAACGTGGGTACTAAGGTAATGTTGTAAAAAATTTTATAAAAAATTTTTGATACCATATAAAAATTGGGGTATATTAGTGAGGGTGAGGACCAAAATAAAATATTATAAAAATTTTGGACAATGTATAATTGAAAGCGAGGACCAGTACAATATCAAGTCCCCTCTCCTAACAAGTAGGGGAAATCCCCCGTCAAAGAGTTAATGTGTCAATGGAACCTTATGGTGTATAGGTAACCGTAAAAATGCTATGGATTTGTCTATCAAGGATAAAGACGTAAAGAACTACGAACTTACGAAAGTAGAGGTAAAAACCTCCAAAGACGGCAAAGCACGCTATGCAGTGTGCGAGTTCAGACAAGCAGGTCTAAGAAAGGTGCTGCAAGAGCAAACTAGACCTGTTGTGATGCAGTTAATGGCTGCATATGGTAGTACTAAGGAACATGAAGATGAGTACTTCAAGGCAATAGAGGAAACTATTGGTGAAGTTTTTCCCATCTGTCGTGTTGAAGTAACAGGCTTTCCTGACTTTATTCGTAAGGACAATGATGGTAAAATCATCACTGAGACTAAGGAAAGAGACGGTAAGCAAGTGAAAGTAGCTTCCATCTATAACTCTGTCTTCATCTATACACTGTGTACTGACGAAGGCGAATGTATCAAGTCTGACGCAAGTCTTATCAAGCGTGGTGAGAACTTGTACAACAATTCTCAGCGCATTGTTGATTATGTTGAGTATGATACTAAGCGTAAAGCAGCTAAGGCAGCTAAAGAAGCAGCTAAGGCAGCTGAGGAGAAGAAGTCTAATCCGTTGTTGGAGGGTGAAATAGTGGATGACGATGAGTTGTAATGAGTAAGTGGGAGGGAGTGGTAAACACCATCTTCTCCTCCCTCTTTTCCACTCTTTTTCACATCAGGCCCATTAATAATTTATATAATATATAGCGAAATTTAAAAAAACTAATAACTTTCTAAAGCATTAAGAACACCAGTTTCTTGCAAATAGGTTTAGGACTATCCTTATAAATACTTAGCTACTACAACATTGATTTCTAGAATCATAACGCCAGAGTAGAGAATCCCTATTGTAAGTTTTGGATGTTAAGCAGCCAGCCACAGCTGCATAAGTAAACTTGGGCATATGTTTTACTTGCTGGTGGGGTAGTTTAAACCAGTAGTGTATATC